TACTATTGGAACTTTTAACTCAAGTGACGTTACTATCGGTACGGAAACAATTACAATTGATCCTTTTTTAAATTTTGAAGTTGGAGATCCTGTAAAGTTTTCTGTTATAAATTCACAGACAGGAGCTTCTGGAACTGGTACTTTACCTGCTGGCTTAAATTCTACGGATACTTTTTTTATTGCTTCATACACTGCTGCTACAGGAGCTTTAACAGTTTCTGCTACTAATGGTGGTTCTGCTTTGGATATTACAGATACAGGAACTGTTGTTTCTCCAAATGCATTTCAAATTGCTTATGGTGATTTTGAAAGTGTTTCGCAAGTTAGGGAATGGACTTTTGAAATTACAAGAGATGAAATTGATGTAACAACAATTGGAGGAACACCAGGTCAGTTTGTTCCATTTAGAAAGTTTATTTCAGGATTTGGAGAAGGATCAGGTTCTGCAACTGTTTATATGACTGATGAAGATACAACTCTTGCAAATAGAATGATTAAAGATGTTTTACAAAGACAGCAAGGAGGAGCTTCATTTAAACTCTATATAGATCAAGTATTTTCTGGTGGTACTGTCAGTGATTCATTAAGTCGTTTTATAAATTTTGAAGCAACATTAACATCTGCTGGATTTAGTGTTAACCCAGATGATCCACAATCAGTGAATGTAGAATTTAAACCTTCTGCACAGCCAACATTTGATCTATCCAAGTCATAGTTATTGATAACTTATATAGAACTGATATAATATAGTAATAAATATATATAATTTATGGCATCAAACAAGACCATGCGAGCGATTGATCGTTTGCGTAAAGCTGCAAATCTTGAAGCAGTAAGAAAAGAAGTCACATTATCTGATGGAACGGTCTTTGAGATGTGGGTTACACCTTTAACTCTTGCGGAAAGGGAAAGAGCTTTGAGAATGGCTAAAACTGATGACACAAATGAGTTTGCTTTACGTTTGTTATTAACAAAAGCACAAGATCAAAGTGGTGAAAAATTATTTCAACTAGGTGAAATTGATGTTTTAAAAAATGAAATTAGAGATTCTGACTTACAAAAATTAATGTTATGCGTTATACAAGAGGATGAAGAGCCTATTGACCCAAAAGATTAAGTGCTGAACTGCGAAAAGATAACTTAATGATGTTGCAGTTTGGTATAGCAAAAGAATTAGGTATGAGTTTATCCGATGTTAGAAAAATGACTCTTGAAGAGGTATTGGGTTGGAGTGCGTATTTTCAAATATTAAACGAAGATCACGAAAAAGAAATGCAAAAGATGAAAAGACGTAGGTAAATATCATATTTTGCTTTAATATATAGAGAATAGTATGTGATAACTTTGTGGCTAATTACGATGCACTGATAAATATAAAGTTAAGCGGTCAGTCTAATAAAGACTTAAAAAGGATAGAAGATGTTGTTGGTAAAATTAATAAACCTATAGTAATTCAAAGTAAAACTGCAAATAGAACTGCAAATAAAACTGCTAAAACTGAAGCACAGATATTAGAGAGCAAAAGAGCACAACAGGACATGATGTCCAAAACTAGAAGAGTTGGTGATTTAGTCCAAAAACAAGTAGATAAAGGACTGAAGATGGGCAGGGCACAAGAAGCAATACAAAAATCTGCCTTAATGAATCAACAGAAAGAATTTGCCGAGTCAGAAAAACTAATAAAAGTTGCTTTAAAGGAATTAAACATACAAAAAGCAATAACTAAGGAAATAGCACAGCAGTCAGTTGAAAGGGGTAAAGTTAGTAAATCCACCGCTTTAAACGTAAAACCATCAGGACCAACTTCTTCTTTAACACGTTTAACAGCAAATACACCTTTAGGTCTAAGAGGTGTAGAGGCTTTTCCTTTGACAAAAGAATTAGGTACGTTTGGGCCAAAATTACCTTTTCTTGGAAAAACTACAGGTTTTGGTAGTTCACCTCTACTAGGAAGTAAAGATTTAGTAGGATCGCCAAAAAATATTTTGGATGTAGCCAAGCAAAATGTTATGCCAGTTAAGGGCACTCCTGACTTGTTTGGATCTCCTAAATATTACGAAGCAGTAAATAAAGAAGCTAAAAAAGTAGCTGCAATGAAAGGTAACGTGTTACCTGTAAGTGGTATGAAGCATATAGTAGGTTCTCCAGAATATTTAAAAGAACAAGCTAGGAAAGCTAAATTACTTAAGGGTGCTTCTACTGGATTTACAGCTACTGAGTACGGTCCACAGAGGCCTGGTATATTTGATCCTGCTAAAGGTGATTTTAGTAGATTAAAAGATAGGCAATCTAGGAATGTTCAAGGCAAACGAACATTTATGAATAATCGTTTTGCTCGTAGAGGATTACCTATGCCTACAAAAGGTTTTGATATGCAGAGTGCATTAATAAGTGGTGCGTTTCCTCTGTTATTTGGTCAAGGTCCAATAGGTGCTGCTGCTGGTTTTGCGGGTGGTGGTATTGGTGGAATGTTTGGTGGTATGGGTGGTTTTGCTGGAGGCATTGCTGCAACTGCTATTGTTCAGCAATTTCAGTCTGCAATAACTGCAATTAGTGAATTAGGTAAAGCACTTGGACCCTTTTCACAAAATACTCAAGCTGTAACAAATGCTCTCGGGTTGCAAGGTTCTGCTCAACAAGCACAGATACAATTAATAGAACAGACTAAAGGCAAAACCGCAGCTTTTAATGCTGCAATGAAATTAATGGCAAATGATATAGGTCAAAGAGGTGTTAATGCTTTACAAAAATTTGGTGAATCATCAAGAATTTTAGGTTCTCAATTTACATTATTAATAACTAAGTTACAAGCTCTTGGGGCAGGTATAGCAAACTTTGTTTTAAGAATAACTGGATTGCAGGATAAGTTAAAAGATACTGATGCAGAAAGAGTTGTTGATGCTGCTGCTTTAAGAGGTAATACAGAAGCTTTAGATTTGCAAAGACGACAAGCTGCTATAACAGCTATGGGTAGTAGAGGAGGGGAAGGTATTAGAAAAAGAAATTTTCAAAATGAATTAGATTTTGAAAGACAAATATTTGCAGCCAAGCAGGAAGGTGTAACACAAGCAAAATTATTAAGCGAAGAATCAACAAATCTATTGACTAAATTACAACAAGAGGTTGATTTAAGAAACAGAGTTGAAGAATTAATGAAAGAAGGCAACAGTAAAACTCTTGCAGAAAAATTAGCAAAAAATGAACAGATATTTGCACAAGATAAAAAAAGAATAGAAGAATTAGTTCAAGGATTACAAAAAGAAATAGATTTCTTGGAACAAAAAGAAAAATTTAGCAAGCAGGATGAAAAGGATTTAGATCGTTTTGTCTCTAAACAAGATGCTATTCTTGATTTACAGGACAAATTTAATAAAGGTTTAATTGATGCAAATGAACTACAAAAACAATTACACACAGAAACATTTAGATTTAGAATATTAAATGAAGAGATAGCTAATATATTGGCTACTAATACTACAAGTGCAATTATGGGTCTTATAGATGGAACCAAGAGCTTAAGTGAATCATTGTCAGGAGTAGCAAGACAACTAGCTTCACTATTTTTAAATAAAGCTTTTGGTGCTATGTTCGGTGGAATATTTCAAGCAGAAGGTGGTTATAACAGAGCAGGTAGTTTTAAAGCTTTTCAATATGGTGGAGTCGTCAGTTCTCCCACTCTTGGAATGATTGGTGAAGGTGGTGAACCAGAATACGTTATCCCGTCCTCCAAAATGGATGGTGCGATGGCTAGATATTCCGCAGGTGCTAGAGGTGGTGCTGTTATTCCAGGGGGTTCTGGTGAGTCTGGTAGTGTCGCAGGTTCTTCTGGTAATACAATCGTTGAATACACTGGCCCTGTCCTTAACTTTAATGGAGATGAATACGTTCCAAAATCTTCTGTTCCGCAGATAATAAGTGCTGCTGCAAAACAAGGTGCTACTTTAGGACAGTCAAAAACATTAAATACTCTCAAAAATTCAAGAAGTTCCAGATCTAAGATAGGTATATGAGTCTTACTGCTATTACTACGTTTATCAAAATTTTTGATAAAAATAATAATGTCGTCAATCGTTTCCAAAACGGGAAGCAAAATCCTGATAACCTTAATGAAAGCAAAATATCAGTTCAGTTTACTGGTGATCTTTTTACTGCTAATTATTTATTTTTAAATTTTATCTATCAAGGTGCTGCTAAAAATAAATCAGGAGATAATTTAGAAGCTGCTTTAATACTTGCTAATAATCAAGTTTCTATGAATCAGGCGCAAGAAGCTGTATTTAATAAATATAGTATTGAGGTTTTTGTTTCAAAAGTTGATCCAATTACTATGACTCCTCAATTAATTTATGGAAATAATTTTTTAACTAGAGATAATTGGTTAGTAACTTCTTTGTCTTATGACTCAGAAACTATTGAAGTAATGTTAAGTAGTTCTATAGATGCTGTTGGTACTACGGCTCCTAATAGAAGGTTAACTTCAGATATCGTTGGAGCACTACCTGTCACAGGAGACATACAAAACAGATGAAACCTGTACATCTCATTGGCATGCCATATCGTTTAGGTGCTGATCCTGTCAAACATGGTGCTGCTGATTGTTTATCTTTAGCTAAAACGGTATTAGCTAGTTATGGAATTAAAACACCAAATCCAACAAGAGATTGGTATAAAAGATTTCGTAAAAGAGAGTATCAAATATTCAAAGAAGAACTTAATAAATGGGGAAAACCAACAGAACAAAGTAAGATAGGTACAGTTGGATTATGTAAATCAAATGAAGGTTTTGGACTTGCTGTTTATTGGGGAGAGGGATGGCTGAGTTGCGGAGAGTCGGAGGTAAGATGGAGTCCTCTAGG